CGCTCCAGATTCATTCAATTCTAAAACATAGTCAGAACCATTCCAGCCTCTTACAGTGTCAAATACTACCCAATGATTAGTGCCATCTGCTTTTTTTATAATGAGGAATCTGGGTTGAAAACCAAGCGTTATGGTTTGTGTAGAAGAGGCACCTGTTCCATTTCCTGTATAGCTACCAACCTTGCTGATGCCGTCAACGCTGGAGAAAAGCATGAAAATAGGATCATGACTACCTGTAAAATTAGCCCCTACCGTAAAGTGTGTGGCACTAGGTGCGGTGTTATTCCAAGCACCAGTATTTGTTGCTTCTGCTGCATCACTAGATAATTGTAATCTGTATTGTTCTGGGTTTGTACCTCCGTTTAAATTTTTATGGTAGACACTCCATGCACCTGTGTTATCTCTGATTTTTCCCCATATCATTTCTGGAGTTTTACCGAGTTGATGCGAAAGGGTAGCACCATCTGGCAAAGAACTTGCGGTCACCACATCAAAACCAGCGTGGCGTTTCCAAGCCCATGCCTGGAAGCTACTATCTATAGATTTCCAAAAACCTACATTAGAATCCCATACCTGGTTTACATGGTTAGATTGTGCATCTGTAGCATTAGTATAAAGAGCTTTTGTACCTGTTAAACGACCACCTGTTCTCCAGTTATCAGTAGTTGCTGGCTTTTTCGCTAATCCAAAATCAACAGGAAAACCAGTATCCATTGCAGGAAAACTGTTATTACCCGTATCCATAGCGAATACACCCGTACCAAGTTCGGGAGGCTTGCCAACGTATCCATCTGGTCTTCTCACACACATGTAGACGTAAGTATTACCACTTCCATTTCCTAAAGCGTGACTAGTCTGTAACTTAAATCCAGTAGATGTTACATCAATATAACTACTGTCCCATTCTGCACCACTGTCGTTAGCAGCTAATATTGCGTCATCACCACCTGAAACAATACCTCTCATAACATCCAAAACATACCAGTTATAAGAAGCAGAAGCGTTTTTAAAAATTATGAGTTGCGGTTCCCATCCAAGATTTACTTCAAGACCTGCGGAGCCTGATCCAACATAACTAGAGCACTTAATTGCGTTTTGATCCCCTGCGTCTCCAAAGACAAAACCAGCAGGGTCATCGAAGGGGCTATCTGTGCTTGCTGTTACGTTATTTTCTGCTGTAATTGTTCCAGGCGTTACGGTTGAACCAGTTGGAGAACTATTGTTACAGCATAAAAGTACGGTGTTAGTGATGTTTGTAAGCGGTTCAGTTGGTGGCCTAAATGATGAAGTATAAACTGCTGTTCCTTTTACTATGCGTACATTGGATATTGAGCCATTCCAGCTATTATTACCGTTTATATAAGCTCCAATAGACAAGGCTTGCGCTCCATAATTATGACTATCACTAAAACTATTTTTTAAATCACCATTAAGAAAAAGTCTTGTTGTACCTGAACTTCTACTAATTGCATAATGTGTCCATTGCCCTACGGCTGCAATTCCAGCAGTTTTACTATTAACAGTAGAATTATAATAAATAAAACTATTATTATCATTACTAATTCCAATAGAAGGATTATCAGAGCCCCAATTTAAAAAGACTTGAAAATCAGTATTGTTGTTCGGTTTAAGCCAACCTTCAAACGTAAAATCTCCTGTACCAAAATTAAAATCGCTACTAGAAGCAAGTTGCAAACTATCATACGATCCATCAAACGTAAGAGATCTTGCAGTAGCCGTTGTTTGATCCTCACCACCTCCGAATATATAGGCAATATATGTGCCGCCTGAAGCGTTAACATTTGACTGATTTTTAACGTGAAAAGTAGTTGCTGTTGGATCTTGTGATGGCCTTAAACCAAGTCGTGATGTATAAGCAATAGCATTGGTTTCATTTAATTTTAAATAACCTCTTTCTTGTGAATTACCAGGCCCGTAATAGTCTTCAGCCATTACATCCATTGATCGATGATAAACGACCCAATCAGCAGACGTATCTGTTCGTTTTATTAAAATCATGCCTGGTTTACTACCAAGGTCATGTGAAATACTTTGAACACTACCTGTCCCTGAATACTCTTTTATTGTGAAGAACCCAGGTGCCTTGCGGAATGACCATGAGGCCTGATCGCCGCCACTTTCATTTATAGTGTCATCACTACCAACCGTAAAACCATTGGTTAAAAACGCTTTTAAGCCAGTAGCTTCAACGGCTTCTGCATTGCTGTCATTTGATTCTATAACCTTAGTAACTCCTCTTTCAGTATCAACTAATCTATGCCCTTTACCTGCTGATCTTGACTTATACCAAACCAATCCCCCTTCAGTTAACAAGTCAATATTATTAGTTATATTTCGACTACTATTCCCGTCGCCTTTATAAACATACGTGCTAAACACATCGTCAACGTAGGTCTTCGTAGCAACTGCACCTACACCTAAAAGCATTTGTTGAATAGGCATAATTAATAACCTCCGTGTTGTGTGTTATTTAGTAGGTACATTTATGACAACCCTGCACCTGAGATAACAAATTGATTATTGGAAAAACATAAAACAGTACATAATCCTCGACCTGCAAGTGTGCGATTTCCTGTAGCAGCATCAGCAGCGTTATAAGTAGTCTGATTAGCCCCTTGTGTAATAGTTATGTCAGAACCACTATTATTGTAAATTGTAATTGCTTCTCCTTCGTAAAAAACACCTGCTGGAACTGTGACACCTGAATCAGTTCTTATTGTTTTACCAGCATCAGAACTAACTAAAGTATAAGAAGAAGATTGAGCATTAATAGGAATCTTTCTTAAATCGCCTTTGCTGTCTGATACCGTTCCAGCAAACGAGGCGTTATTTGAGCCGTCTAAAGTTAAACCGTTTACCCAAGAGCCTGTTGAGTAGTTACCTATTTTAAAATTACCGCTTGTATCTACTTGTGTCCTCCATTTATCTGCATTATCATCGCCTTCATCTGCATAAAGTAATACTTCTGCATGACCCCCTTCTGGGCCTAAAACAGTTATTCCATTAGCCTGTGTAGCTAAAGTTTTAACATTATTGTGATATAACTCTACGGCTCCGTTACCAACTGCTCTTAGATTTGTCTCTGTAGAACCTGATACATCATTTTTAATATAAAAACCAGTACCATCTTGCTCTACTTTTAAGTGATATTTATCAGCATTATCATCTCCTTCATCCGCATACATATTAATAAAAGCAGAACCACCTTCTGGTCCTAAAACTGTTATTCCACTACCTACCGTGTTGAAAACCTTGACATTATCGTGGTATAACTCTACGGCTCCGTCATCTATACATTTTATAAATACTTCATTATTTCCTACATCTCCGATAAGAACATTATTGTCTGATTGTAAATATGTATCGTTAGTGCTTCTTATTACTAGATCACCAGTATTTGAAATTAAAGAAAATACACCTGTATGAGAGATTTCTAAATCTCCACCTGTCCCAAAAATAGCTTTAGCATTATCAGCAAATTCAAGAGCATTATCTGACTTATCCCATACAACATTATTTGCCGCCCCCGTCAGGGTCATATCTCCGTCGACTACTAATCCTGATAAACTGCCTACCGATGTCAGAGAACTAGCCGTTACCCCACTAGCTAGAGTATTACCAGTTAAAGCGCTTGCCGCTGTATTGCTTGCGTCGTCTTCCCATGTAAGTGTCGCGACTTGACCGCTAACCGTTGACTTAAGAACTTTGCCTGTAGCTCCTACAGTTGTAGGTAGTTCGATTGTGTAGCTAGTCCCGACGGTTGCCCCTGCCTGAATTGCTACATAATGCGACCCGTCGCTATCTCCTAGTCTTAAATCAGCTTGATTATTTAGCGTTAGATTACCTGTTGTTGTTATTGCTTGCGTACCAAAATCAGGCGATATTTTTGTTCCCGCGATTGCAGCCGAACCGACAACGTTTCCATTAGTAACGGTGATAGCTGTAGGTAATGCCCCTGTAGCAAGTTTGCTAAGTGCGATTGCTGCGCTACTGCTAATTTTTGCGTTTGTTATTGCAGAGGAAGCAATTGTTAATACGCCTGCATTAGATAACGTTGCATCTCCGCTAACTGCCTGAACTGTTGCGACATTGCTTGCATTACCAACAAGGATTGAACCACTAGCAAGAGCCGCTAATTTGCTATATGCCAAAGCGCAATTCGTTGCTACGTCTGCATTTACAAGAGATGCATTACCTTGAACGAGTACATTTCCGCTTTGATCCGGCAATACGATATTTCTTGATGCCTGTAGAGGATCGGCTGAACTGAGCTGTATTTCATAGGCGTTCGCAGTTGACCCCTCAAATTTCAAAATACCTGTTGTACCGATTTCTAAAGTACCCGTGATTGTATTTATTCCAGCCATGCCAACTTTTTCATCGTCAAGCTCTTGAAGACAGGCTTGCGTGTTTGTTGAGGCTAAATTTCCGTATGGTGTGAACGAAATATTTGAAGCCGTCTGTCCGGCGATTGCATTTGAAACATCAATCAGATCCCAAGAATTAGTCCCGTTACTAACCAACATATCGGGAGGTGCTAAAGCTACATTCGGAGCGTTCCCCGTTCCTGTCCCACTATCCGATATGACCACATAAACGCGTATATTTGTCGCACTAGGGGATGGCAACCCAGTGCCTGTTTGAAGTCCGGCGGCTGCGCCTGCTGTTGTTACTGACGCGACCTTGTTCTGCCCTGACGCTGCGTTGTATGTACCTCCATAGATCAGTTCACCGCCCGTAATCGTAACGGCTGCCCATGATGATCCCGTCCAAATATATTCATCACCATGATATTCATCCCAAAATCTGTCTCCTTTGAATCGGGCCGTGGGGAACGTAACAATTTCGCTCGTTGATCCGGGGCCGCCGAATTGAGTCGTACTTGCATCAGCTAATTTAACTCCCGTTATCGCGTTTGTAGGTACACGCGCAATATCTAAATTACCGCTAGTTAATAACGCTGCGCTATGCGCTGGGAGGTCGGTTGAACTTAATGTCGTGCCGCTACTTACTAAACCAGATGCCGTAATTGTGAGCTTTGTGTAAGTTCCAGCCGTTGCCGTGTTATCTACGCTTACAACGCCATTACTCACCGCGAGACCTGTTCCTACTTGCAGCGCCCCTTTTGCACTAGCACTTCCGTCTGGTAAATCCGAACTTTGAATTACACGGGCAGCAGTAACTAAACCTTTCGCCGAAACAGCAACGAGGTTATAAGCGCTACTAGCTGTTACATCATTATCAATTTCAATAACGCCCGTATCTATTCGCAAACCCTCCCCGTTTATTTTTATCGTTCCTTGAGCCGTACTCGTCGCAAGTGGTAGATCCGCACCTGTAATCGCTCTAAGTGAAACCGCACCCGCCGCACCTGATGGGCCAGCCATAAATTGAGCCGCCGCTGATGAATTATCTATTGACGCTGATATTGTGCGGGTTGACCCTGACGTGGCGACGGCAATATTGACGATAGAAGTTGTATCCCCTGCAATCGTATTAATCGAAGCCGCTGCTTTTAATGATTGCCACGCGCTACCGTCCCAAATGCTCGCCGCATATCCGTCATTACTATTCGCTGCAATCTGACCTGTAAAACCACCTGATCCGGGTAAGGATGTAACGACCTGAGCGCTTGAATTATTATCTAACTTCGCTGACGTAATGGCATCATTGGCGACCTTTGCCGTTGAAATTCCTAAATCAGCGATGGCTGTTCCGGCGATTGACCCTGCTGTTACAGAAATCTTTGCTATCGGAATCGCGTTACTACCTAATAAACCAAAACTATTAGCACTGAATAAGTTAGCGATAGTCAGGCTTTTCGTTTCAGAGGCCGACCCATCAACTACCGCAATTTTATCGGCAGTGGCTAAATTATCGCCTAAAGCCGGTAACTGTGAGATTTTTAGATCAGCCATCTTACGCCGTTAATCTGTTTCTTGTAATAGTTTAGCCGTTGTATCCTGTTCTAATAGAATATCGTCGCTATCTTCTTGAAGGATCTTATTAGCTGAGTCGCTATTAATCTTTAGGTCAACCCCGCCTGTAGTGACAAAGTTTATAGTCATGTCTACAGGTTGACCCACGTTGAAGCTTACGGCGCTTTGCGTAACGACCGCGTTTATCTCATACCAAAGCTCGTCATCTAAATTTGAACTTATACCACTAGGGTTATATCCGCTTGTTTTTAAATACAATTGCGCCCCAAATTCTGACCCAACTTTTGTTCTAGTGACCAATTCCAATAAATAATGTGGGGGGTCATAAGTGCCTGAGCCTTCAGAATCTTCATAATCCCACGCGCAAGTAATACGCCCATTACCAGAAATCAAAGAGCTATAACGTTCTCTGTGGTAATCAGATAAAGCAGTAATATCAACCGATTCAACATCTGTATTTAATTCATAGGAACTAACCTGACCCAACATTCTATATATTGCATTTTGAACAGAAACCTTAACGGGAATATCAGAACTAATTGCGGTCAATGTTAAAGCGTTGGAACTTCCCCCATTAACTGCGTTGGCAAATGTTGCGTAAAGCCTTAACCCTCCTAAATCATCCTTATGTACGAAAGCCGTAAAGCTTGATTCTCTTGCATTTCCCGCCCATGATGCCGCCGCAATAAATAAAAGATCTGTTCCGTTTGTTGTTGAAATTTCAATTTGATCGCCTGTTATTAATTCGTCTGCCTCATCAAAACTAAACCGCTTCTTTGACGTATTAACATCATCAGTATTAATAGTTGCGAATAAATCACCCTGCGCCGTTTTGCGCTGGAGCATGACTTTGCCAAAACCGCCTAAATAAATACTCATTAGATTGTCGCTGTAGTTAGTGCGCCTGTTGCTTGAAAACTAATTTGCGCTTTTGCTATTTCTCCCGGTGATGCTGAAATATTTGCACCTGTTATAAAGGCCGTCATCGTTACGTCGCTATTCGTAGCCCCATCCGTAAATCTAAGAGTAAGGGTTTTGCTATCACTATCTGATAAGCCTGAATTACCTGTTTTAACAAGCATCCTTAGAAATTCTGACCCGTCGTTTGTTCCGTCATCTTGCTTGTAATAAATAATTTCCGCGCTACCCGTAAACGTTTGAAGTCCGGGTGTAAAGCTTCTTACGCTATCCCCTAGTGAGGTCGTTTCTAATAACCCCGCGCTTGCATTAAGTGAAAATGATTGTGTCTTGCCAACCTCTTCTGTTCCTAATAGAAATTTTGCGTCACGGCCTGTAAATGGTTTAGCCATTACCTTTTACTACGTTTACATAGCAGTCTATAGGACACCGATTAAATCAACAGTAACAGAACTAATTCCTTTCTTAATTTGAACAATAGAGGGGGCGGTTGCATATCTCCATTTATTCGGCGCGGGTGCGTCAATCGTTCCTGTTGCGCCGTCCCATCCTGATTTTGCTTGACTCGGTATATCAAAGGTTGAGTAACTACCAAAGCGATCATCAAAGTGCGTATTAAATTCCTCTGCCTGACTATCAGTAATGTTTTCGTATCTCAGTTGTAGTTTCATCCCTGTTCTTTTATTGCCGTAAAGGATTCGGCGTTCTGCCCCACTTTGATTAGTAAAGGTTTTAACAGGATATGAACCGGGGTCGAATTGACGACGATTAGGGGAAAGTGTAGGAAAAGCCATTTAAGAATC